TTTCAGGCGCGGGTGTGGTTCCAGGGGCGGTATTGGAGCCTGGGCTATTTCCAGACGATCACAGAGGCGGAGCTGGAGGCGGCTCGGGTTCGTGCGGAGCGGGACGAATGGAAAGCGATGCGGCTTCCGCCGCCCACACTGCTGCGGCTTCGGCAGCGGCAGGGACTGCCAGCCACTCCGCAGGCTCTGAATCCCCAGGCCAGCGAAACGCCCGCACCTGCCCCGCCGCCTCGTGTTCAGCGATCAGGAACCCCTGCCAACCTTGCGGCGTAGCGCGGGGCGCCAGGAGCACGGCATCGTCGGCGATCAAGGCCAGCTGCCGCGGCGGCGGCTGATCCCGACCGGCCCGCTCCAGCGGTTCGTAGGCCACCAAGGCGAACGACGGCAGCAGATCGGCCTGAATCAGGGCCAGCATCGCGGCGCCAGCTTCCGCCGGGGGGCGCTCACCCTCCTGCAGCTGCCGGAACAGGCAGTAGTCGGCAAGCGGCGGGATGGTCGTCCCTTCGCGGGCGTGCATGGCCTCGAACCGCCGCGCCAGGGCGGCGATGGGGAGCTCAGCCCACTCCAGCTGTTGGGCTAGCCACGCTTCACCCTCCTCGATCGCGCGGTTGATGTAGTCGATGCCGAGCTCGCCGAATCGTTCGGGGGTGAACTCGGGGGCGTTGGGCCAGAGTCGCCGGCATCGCCAGAAGAGACCGTCCCAGTCGGTGGGTTCGGCCCGCCAGCTCCCGGTCCGAGCTTTCCCAGGATGTCCACCATCCCGTCGACCATCTCCTCGGGCGTCTTCTCGGGTTGGTCGCCGCCGCGTTCGTCCATGGCGAACGCCAGCACGGCGGCCTGCACGGGTTCCGGCAACCCGTCGGTGTCGTCGTCGGTCCAGGCCTCGCAACCCTCCAGGCGGGAAGCGATCAGGGCGGTGATCGTGCGTTGGCGCTGCAGCGCGTAGGCGTCCTGCAGCTTGCAGCTGAGATCAGCGATCAGGGCGGCGTGTTGGATCAGGGCCCGCTTCTCGATCGGCTCCAACGGGATCGGGATCCCCATGCGGGTGCTGATGATGCGGATCGCGATCCGCTGCGCCTGGGTTTCCTCGATGCCTTCACCCAGCAGGGCATCAGCGAGGCGCGAGGATTCGCGGTACATCGCCGCCTGATACTCGTGCTCACGGATGTGCGCCAGCTCTCGGCCTTTGAGGCAGCCGAGCACGGGGAACACCAGGGTGCAATCCTGGCCATCGACCGTGGCGGAGACGCTGCGGGTCCTGATCGTCGGGGTGACGACCCACGGAAGCTGGGGCATGGGTGAGCGGTGGGGAGCTGCGGGAGGTTTCCGGGTTAGCGCTGGCTGGATGGTTGCCAGGCACGTGCATCAGTGGTTATGATTCATTCAGCGGGCACAGCCTGCTATCCACCGCATCAACACCCATGTTCACCATCCTCCTCAGCACCCCCCACGGCTGGACCGACAACCTTGGCCAGCACGAGGCCACCGCCAACGAGTGGCCCACGGAGGTCGCCGCCAACGAAGCGATCAAAGAGCTTCAGGGTGTTGGCTTTCCGGCTGACCGTGACAGCTGGAAGGTTGTCAACACTGAAGACCTTGACAACTACAGCCTCGTCTCCTGATGGCTCTGACCAGGGCTGAATACGCCAGCATTTACAGGGCTAGGCAGCGCGGCGAGCTGCCTATGCCTACTTATTCCATTTGCGCGTCTTGTGGAGCAAAGCGGAAAGACTCCCGCGTCAACCCTCTGCATGGCGATCTATGCGCCAGGTGCTGGCGCAAGAGTCCTGACGGTAGGGACGCCGAACGAGAGCGAATCTTGCAAGTGGCTAGGCGTCGCAGCGAAGCAGAGTACGCGGCTCGCATCAAAAAAGCTGGCGAGATCCTTCAGTCCATAGGGGTAAAGCGCTTTATATCAGAGAACAGCGACGAAGCAGAGCGGTTCTACGGTTTACTTGATTCAATCCTGCAACAAGCTGAATCTAAGCGCTAAGAAGCTTTGCGCCTGTTTCTCCGCCTGATCGCGCTGATATGGCCCTTGCTTCCCCTTGCTTGCATTCTTGCTTTTCTTGTAATTCCCGCTGCGACACTGCGGACCAATCGATCAGCATCGCGCTGCTTGTTACCAAACGCGCCAGGCGTCAGTAATTCCACTTTCTTTTTCTTGGCATCATAGTATACCTTGCTTCTATTGATGTAGTCCATCATTTCCCCGGCGGCTGAGTTGCTAAGGTGCCTTCCGCGTAGGGTCGCTGAGCTGATGTTCCCCGTCTTGTAGCGATCCGTCTTAATGCCGCCAAGCACGGAGATATTATTGAAATAGTAGCGATCATTCCCGTTCTTCTGCCAGCGCTTCCCGCCAAGCTGGCGTATTCGTGACGCAAGGATTGGCGGAGTGATTGAGCCCGCCGGTTTTTTGCCTCTGATCTTTATCCTTGGAGTGTCCAGCATCTTGGTCACATTCTGCGGCTTTGCGCCGGCATTCACCCCCTTCCCCTTCTTCCTCCCAACCCTCACCGCTCCTTTCATCTTCGGCAGCTTGACTGTCCCCGCCTCCTTCGCCGCCTTCAGCTTGTTCCTCGCCCTGGTCACCGCAGCCTTCTGCGCCCGCTTGCTCAGCGCTCCCTTGATGCTCTGATCGGCCGGGTCCATCGCCGCGAGCTTCCGCTTCGTGCTGGCCACGGCTCGCCGCTGGGTCACCAGCCCCTGGCGCCGCGTCGGCTTGGTCCCCTGCTTCCTCCCCCTGGCGGGTGACGCTGGTCCCGATGGCCGGCTGGCGCGACTGCCGCCAGATCCCCCGCCAGAGGCGAAGCGACCACGGGAGTCGCGTTTGTAGGTGCGGGCCATCCCTGCGCATCTGCTGCCTCAGCTTTCCGGCAACCTCACCCAAACGAGACCCTTGCTGTGGCTGCCATCCGCCGTGGGCGCGAGACATTCGCCGGGTTCAACAAGCCCAAGCGCACCCCCAACCACCCCACGAAATCCCATGCCGTGCTGGCGCGGGAGGGTGGCACCACGAAACTGATCAGGTTTGGGCAGCAGGGCGTCAGCGGCAGCCCTGCCAGGAAGGGAGAGAGCAAGGCGGACAAGCAGCGCCGGGCCAGCTTCAAGGCCAGGCACGCGGCGAACATCGCTAAGGGCAAACTCAGCGCCGCGTACTGGGCGAACCGGGTGAAGTGGTGATCAGCCCTTCGGCTTTGGCTTCCGCTTGCGCTTCGGCTTCTGCGGCCCCTGAGTGTTCCGCGGCCCGGGCTTGATCACGTTCTTTCCCTTGCCCTTGCCCTTCGGGAGCACCGGCGCCAGCTGACGGTCGTAGATCTCCATGGCGCGTGCGGCCGGCTTGCTGCCCCGTGCGGCGGCGGCTGCGGCGCGTTTGGCTCGGCCCCGGATGATCGCTCGGGCAGCCCGCCTCTCGCGCTCGGGAGCGGCCCGAACCACGCCACGCATTGCGTCGGCGACAATCCCGCGCCCGGTGGCCCTGGCCATGTCCCTGGCCGTCCGCATCGCCCACTTGCGGGTGAGCTCATCGCCAGCCGCCTTGATCCGCTTCAGGGAATCCTTTACGTCGCGAATCTCATCGCGAATGTCGCCACTAATCCCGGCAATGCGCCCGCGCAGATAATCGACCTTCGCCTGCCGGCCCTTGCGGGTGACAGGGGTGCGGATGATCTTGTTCGTTGCTGGCTGAGCGTTGCCGTAGCGGGCGGCATTGCGCTCCTCCTGCGCCAGGAACTGCTGCGGCGTCAGCTTGAGCTGCCGCTGGATGTGGAGCTTGGCGCTCAGCTGGCGGATGTTGTTGCTCGGCGGCTGAACAGGCGGCTTCGGCGTGCGCTGCTTGGGCCGGAGCTTGGTCGCCACCTTCAGCGCTGGGGCCTTGATCCGCCGGGTGATGGTGTCCGAGAACAGGCGGTTCTTCGCCTTGGTCACCGCACCCTTCAAGCCACCCCGGCGCCGTGCGCTGGTGGTCTCATCCGCAGCCCTCAAGTTCGCCTTGGCCTTGGCCACCGCTCGACGCTGCGGCACCAGGCCCCTGCGCTTCGGTGGTGGCGTGCCCCGCTGCCGTGGCTTGGCCGGGGAGCTGGGGGCTGAGGCGCGACTGGGCTTACTGGAGCCCCCGCCAGAGGCGAAGCGACCACGGGCATCCCGCTTGTAAGTCCTCGCCACAGCGCCGCATCAACCGACGCCTCAGCTTTCCGATTGCCCCCGGCGGAAGTGCGCCAGCCAGACATCCTTGAGCCGCTGCTCCAGCGGGAACGGTTGGATCACGGGGTTCAGCTCCTGCCCCAGGACCGCCCGCGTCCAGGGTCGAGGGGGCAGGTAGACCGGCCTGGCGCCCTTCCGCGGTGGGCGGCGGCCCCAGGCCCAGATCCAAGCCCCTTCATGCACCGCCGTGGCGTAGTTGGCCGACCACGCGAAGCGAGCTTGGTAGGGGCTGGTCATACCCCAGTGGCCGGTCTGGCGCAGGTTCCCGAAGTCGATCAGGTTCCGCGGATTGCCGGCCCGCGTCCCCTCGCCGGCCCGGTAGCTTGCCAGCTTCTCCCGCAACGTGGCGCCGCTGAGCTTCCGGGTCGGCAGATCACGGGGCCAGTTCCAAGCCTTGGCGGTGAAGCTCTGCTGAAACGCGGCGAACAGCTCCCCCATCGCGGCCTTGGTCGCCGCTTGCGCCGCTGCTACGGCCTTGGCCTCCAGGTCGGCCATCTCCACCTGCACCCTGACCCGGGAGCTCACGCCGGCACCTCAAAAGCAACGGCGATGGCATCGCCCAGGTTCTGGCGCAGTTCGTCGCCGATGCCGCCGACCCCGAAGGCGCCGAACAGCTCCGAGATCGTGGCCTGGCCGAGCATCCCGCCAGAGGATCGGGTGGGGAGGTTCTCAAGCTTCCCGAGGAACGCGCGGGCCTTCACTCCGGGCAGCAGCCCATCAGGCGCCAGGCCTGTGGTGTTCCAGCTGAACGCCGATTGCGCTGCCAGCCAATTCACGCCGCTCGGCACCGTTGCCCACTGGGTGATGAAGCCCGATCGACTGCCGCTGGTGGCCTTGACGCTGGGCAACGCCTGGGGTGCCCCCACCTGCCCCTTCAGGAACACCTCGATCACGATCGGAGCGCCAGCTGCTGGCACGCCATCGCGGAAGCTGGTCACTACCCCCGGCGGTGTCCACACCATGCGGAGGTTGGCGTAGGGGGCGAAGTCGGTAGCCATGCCCTGAGGTTTCCGGGCTGGTTTCGCTCAAGCAAAAGCCCCGGCGGTGGGCCGGGGCGGAGGGGTGGTTGCTGCAGCCTTCAGGCCGCTTTCCCGTAGATCCTGATCATCAGGAGCTTGCGGGCGTCAATGGGGCAAGCCAGGGCGGTCTTTTCGATTTCCTTGGGCCAGTAGGCGTTGTCGTCTGCGCAGTAGCTTTCGATGGTTTCGGTGTAAACGGAGCCGATGCGTTCGGCATAGGCGAGGTTGTTGGCCATGGGTGGTTCGTGGGTGGCGGAAGGTCTCCCTTCCGATGAACCAACCATAACACACGGTTGCCGGAAATGAAAAAGCCCCGGCGGTGGGCCGGGGCGGGATCAGATGGTCACCCCAAGGGCGCGATCCTGAAGCCACTGAGAGAAGCTGCCGTGAACGCCATGGCCGCCGGTTTGGTGGTAGTTGGTCAGCTGGGTTTTCAGGACTGGGTTGGCGTGATCATCGGCCTGCCAGGCAGCAAGCGCCTCTGCATTGGCTGCCATCTTGATTAGGCGCCTTTGGCGGCGGGCCTCTTCCGCAAACACTTCTTGGCGGATCTGCTTGTCGGTCTTGCCGCTATTCCGTGCGGCACAGGTCCGGCCGTAATGAAGGATCCCTCCGTTACTGAGCCGCATGGCGACCGTGGCTTTTAGCTCGGAGCGACCGCAGCAGTCGCAGGTGTCGATTTCGTCTGTGATGTAGAGAGCTTTCATGGTTCCGATGGGTGGCGCAGGGTCTCCCCTGCAATGAACCAACCATAACACACGGTTGCCGGAAATGAAAAAGCCCCGGCGGTGGGCCGGGGCGGAATAATGAGGCCAGCAAGATCAGGGCTTGCGATAGCCCTTTGTTTTAAGATTGGCGTAATAACTGCGTGCATCGCCAATCCAGTTATATCCGCCTTCGTAAAGCTTCCAGCCGCTATCAATAGCTTTGTAATGCTGCATCATTATTTGATGATTCCCAGCATCCGTAAAGCAAACAATATGCTTGCCGCTTGGGGCCATCAGCAGATGGCCGGCAATCTCAGTCTGAGCAGTGATCATGGTTCCGTTGGGTGGTGCAGGGTCTCCCCTGCGTTGACCCAACCCTAACACACGATTCACCCCTTGGCGCCATCCCGCTGCTTCCGCTGCTTCCGCTGCCATCGGGCCTGCCGATCAGCTCGGTAGGCCCGCCCCTCCGGCGCCAGCCGCTCCCAACACCTGGGGCACAGCAGCTCTGACCGCGTGCCCTTGTGGCGGGCCTGGCAGGTGGTGCAGATAAGGGCGCAGCCGTAGGGGGCCTGGGGGATGGGGTCAGGCATTGCGGTCCCTAATCGCCTTCAGGCCTGCCGCCACCTGCCGCAGGCGAGCCCGCTGCTCGGGATCGAGCATGGCTTGCTGGAATGTCGCGACGATCGTGTCGGCCATCTTCTGGAAGGTGGCGCCGATCAAACGAATCGCCTGGATCTGCTCAGGGGTTGGGATGGCCTGGGGGATTGGGTCAGGCATCGGCCTGCTCCTGGCCAACCTGGATCGCGTCAACCAGCGCGAAAAACTTAGCCCGGATTCTATAGCGCTCGTCTTGCCGGACTATCTCAGATTCAGGCCCCTTGGCTAAGATTGGCTCATCCGGCACAATCACATGGATGGCGGCTCGGATAGCAGCCAAACGATCGCCATTGACACCTGGACGTATTTCACCAAAGGTGCTCATACTTCTGAGCACAGAATCGTAGGAGGCGCGAAGCTCACCAGGGGTGGGGATGGTCATGGCGTGTTGCTGCGGTGGGATGGGTTGCGGGTGGGTCAGGCGGCGGTCGGCCCCTGTGGGTAGAAGTCGCGGCCGTTGCAGGTTGCCGCCAGGAGTCGAGCTGCGGCGGCTTGCAGGGCCTCGGAGAGAGCCTGGTATTCGGCCCTGAGGGTTTCAGCCCCAGTGCCGTTGATGTGAATTGTTGGCAGGGTCGTCATGCAAGGGGTGCGGCGGGGTGAGTCGGCGAATGGGCTTCAACGGGCCAGAAGGTTGGCGGGTACAATCCGCAGATTATGGTCATGCTTCCAACCGTGGACCCTTTCGCAACTGGATAGCAACCGTTCGGCTTCTTCTCTTGACACAGGCTTTGGTGGGTTGTCCATACCAAGAAAGACAGGCCTGTGTCTTAACTGAGGCACGCTATGCCATGTAACATACGCATCGCGGGGAAAATCGCTTTGTAGGTTTTTACCCATAGTGTGCATGCCCCTAGGCTCTTGCAGTGTTGCCAGAACGTAAAACATTGATCACAATGCGGTGGAATGGTTGCCGGATAGGCTCCGGCGGGCCGGGAGATGGAATCAGTTAAAAATCGCTCCTTCCCTGCCAAAGGTAACACTAATCCGGTTTTTATTTGCAATATCACAAGCTTCCGCCAATGCGCTTTTGACATACACGCCAAAAGCGCTCATACCAGGGCTAATTTCAATGTTTCTTATTTGATCGGGAAGCGCAACAAAACAGGACCATCCTTCACCAAACAAGCGAATAAGCTCCCTAGGGTTATCCCTAGATTGATCGGCGTTTTGCCAGAGTGTGATTACTTTTTCGAACAGCTCCTTATCTTTTTGATCTTGGAAGCAAATCAGCCTCTGCGTGATCATGAGTGAGCTGTATGCGGGGTTGATCCAGTTCATGGTGACGTGAGCTTGGGGGTGCGGTGGAATGGTTGCCGGACAGGCTCCGGCGGGCCGGGGGTGGGGTCAGGCGTCAACAACACCAGCGGCGGCGTTGATTACACGCCACTGCTCTGGCCAGGTACCGGCGGTGCGATTGCAAGACGACCACCACCAGCGAGCGGCGGAGCGGCGGTAGCGGCGGGGTGCAGTTGGCCACCAGGCGGCGACTTGGGCGGCCCTGCGGGTGGCGCGGGCGGATGCGGGAAGCATGGGTGCGGTGGGCGTGGGGTGGGTGCCGGATGGGCTCCGGCGGGCCGGGGGATGGCTTCTGTGGATTGCGCCTCAAGCCGCATGGAGATCATCAAAGATTTGGACCTCGGGCCGATATGGATAGTGAGACATCAGGGCCAGCTCCTTTTGCAGCCTGATGCGGCCCTCGGTTTTGTCTTTGGCGAAGAAGGACCGCAGGATGTCAGCGGGACCCGTGGTATTGGGGCGGC